TTACCCCCCCTGCCCTACCGCCCCATCGTAGGGCTATATAACAACTTGTTGTCTCATTGCATTTCATTCATCCATGCCTACTCCTGCATATCTTCATTGGTGCTTTACCCTCAACAATTATGTCGAAGAGGAAGATGTGCCCCGCATCACAGATTGGTGCGAAGAAGCAGCAAAATACTGGATCATCGGTCGAGAAACCGGTGAATCTGGAACCCCTCATCTGCAAGGATACGTCTCGCTACGAAGACGGGGTACTTTCAATTATGTTTCAGGTAAGCTCTCATCTCGGGCGCATGTCACGCGCGCAGCAGGTACTGCTCGACAAAATCGAGCATATTGCAGCAAAGATGGAAACTTTGTCGAAGGAGGTGAAATCAATGAAGGGAGAGTCAGAAGAGATAAAGATGCCGTCGGAAGATCGTTCATGGCTGCCGTCAAACTCGGAGATTCAGGAGTGGTTGAATTCGCCGATTCCGAGCCCGGAACGTGGATACACCATGGATCTAACATGCTCAGAAACGCCCTTCAGCTTTACCCCACTGTTGAACGAGCTGACATCTCCGTTCGATGGATCTATGGAGCTCCAGGAGTGGGAAAAAGTAGATTGGCCCATGCCACTCTCCCAAATGCCTATGTTAAAGAACCAAGAACAAAATGGTGGAATGGCTACCTCTGTCAAGAAGAAGTCATCATAGATGATTTTGGTCCTAATGGTATTGATATTAATCATCTTCTTAGATGGTTTGATCGATACAAGTGTTTAGTAGAAACAAAAGGAGGAATGGTCGCGTTGTATGCGAAAACATTCATAGTAACTTCAAATTTCCATCCAAGGGAAATATTCAAGTTTGGTGATGAGGTTAATCCTCAGTTGCCTGCGCTTGAGCGCAGGATTGTATTGGAAGAAATGTAATAGCGTGCGCAGCACGCACCCATATGAATAATAAAGAAATATTTTATATCAAAGAGAGAAGAATTTATAAAAACTGGTCGGCGCTTCGCGTCTCGCATCGCGGTGGGACCAGGCCGGGTAGCGAAGCGGACCAGGTCCTGGGCCCATTGTCGTGCGGATGCGAGGCTGTAGCTGACACCGCCGGCCGGCCGGTGTCAGCGCGAAGCGCTGTATGCGATGAGCATATCTATAAATACCCCCCCATGGGAATGGAAATCATAACACGATGCCAGCTTTCAGAAAGAGGTCTTATGCGTCTGCGTTCCGGCCGGGAGGTCGGATGCGTAAACGCTCAAGATTTACAAGGAAAAGAAGGTTTACAAGGAAAGGAGGAAAAAGAACGCTTGATTATACAACTCAAAATACAACAGGTCATGCTGTTGGTTTCAGAGGAAAAAAAACTAGTCGGAGGACTTTTAATAAGCATATTTGGAATTCTACTATATTTAAACCTCATTATAGATCTGTTCTTACGGAACCGATTATTCTAAATGTTCCCGCGTCTCAGTCTAGCGGTGTTCTACAATTCTTTAATATGTATAAGTTTAGTGGTGTCGGATTTGCAACGGTTGCTGGAGGTGCAAGAGAGATAGATGCTGGTGCTGGTGTTCCAACGTTTGAAGAGTCAAGTTTCGTATTACGCGGTGGTCGATATACGTTAACTATTATTAACCAAGGGTCGTCGGATATTAAGTTAAAATTATGGAGGATAACTACAGGAAATAATCCTGATTTCGGTATAGTAGGTGCAACAGAAGAAGCTGCGTGGGATCCATCGGTTACACCTGATTTCTATAATCAGATAGGTAAGCCGTTTATGTCACGGGAGGTGATTATTAATGGTTTGGATTCGTATACCTTTTCAACAAGGTTCAAGACACAGAAGATTGATGGTGAAGCATACCTCAATGATGCTAGGTCGCCATATGTTTGTATAATGATTAGTAGTATAGATGGTAGCGTGTCGCAGGCAACTGCGATTCAGTCGTATAATCTTAGTTTTACGGGTGATGCTATTTAATTGTAATGTCAACTATGTAACGTGTACGCTACTATGATCAATAAAGAAAAGGTTGCGTGTAAGCAGGGCAGGGGGGTTAGTATTACCCCCCCTGCCCTACCGCCCCATCGTAGGGCTATATAACAACTTGTTGTCTCATTGCATTTCATTCATCCATGCCTACTCCTGCATATCTTCATTGGTGCTTTACCCTCAACAATTATGTCGAA